ACCGTCGCCGGAATCCCCGATAGCCTCGGCGGCAAGCGCATGGCAATCCGCGTCGCGGAACTGGCCCGCGCCGGGCTGACGCCCGACTGGATGCCCGGCGCCGTCCCGCGCTGCGTGCCCACCATCGTGAAGCAGAACCAGCACGGCACGCACGCAGGCGCCATCGTCGTCGGGACGGAGCGCATCCGGGTGCGTGGCCCGGGCGCCCGTGCTACATGGAAAACCATCGACATCCTCGCCTGCCCGGTCACCTTCTCTCCCCATCCACAGCAGATCGAAGCCACCCGACGCGGCTATGACGATTGGTGGCAGGCGCTGGGCTGGGTACGCGAGGGGCTGATCGCAGGCGGGATGCTGCGGGAGGTTGAGGTGACGGCGGCAATGCCGAGGGTCCGGCCGTGGCTGAGGTAAGGGGATCGTAGGCTCGAAGAAACTGATTGGCCTGCGCGCAACCTGTAGCAATCATGTCCTAGTAATGTTTGGCAAAGTCTGGCACCCTTCCCCTCATCACATTCGAGAAGGAGCAGGTCCATGACGGACCCCATTCTCACTTTGCCAGAGGTCGCCATTTTGTTGAAGGTTGCAGAGAAGACTGTCTACACGATGGCGCAAACAGGCCAGATCCCGGCGTTCAAGGTTCGGGGCCAATGGCGGTTCAAGCACGACGATATTGATCAGTGGATCGACGAACAGAAGGCGGTGGTGAAGGGGAACGCTGCAAAGGACTCCCCCAATGTCTGAACAGTTCTTCGAAAAGCCGATCCTGAATTCCCCCTACGAATACCCCGGCCGCCATTGGGAACTAGACACAGACGGTCAGCCGACGAACCGCATCATCGAGACCAGGCGCCGCTCAGACCTGATTACGCCGGTCCCCAAAACGAAAAAGCAACGGCAAAGCCAGAAGCAGGGCGCTCTGCTGCTCGGCGCCGATGACGATCTTTCGACCGCAGATCAGGAGTACAACCCCACCCCGATCATCAACGAGGTTCGGGGATATGTCGAAACGTGGCGCAATCTTCCGAACCCTGACCAGTGGCTCGTGACACCGGAAACAGCCCGACTGCTGCAACATTGGCGGCACCACAAATTCGAGGGCGTCCGACCCTTCTTCTGCCAGATCGAAGCCGTCGAAACCGCGATCTGGTTGACCGAGGTCGCGCCGAAGATGGGGCCGCGCGTCGCCAAGTTCTGGGCACACATCAAGGGGGCCAACGAGCAGGCCAATCCCGAACTGATGCGCCTTGCGTTGAAGCTCGCGACCGGGGCGGGCAAGACCACCGTCATGGCGATGCTCATCGCCTGGCAGACAGTCAACGCAGTGCGTCACCCGAACAGCAAGCAGTTCTCCAGCCGGTTCCTGATCGTGTCACCGGGCATTACCATCAGGGACCGCTTGCGTGTCCTGCTGCCGAACGACCCTGAAAGCTACTACCGCTCGCGCGAAATCACACCGCCCGACATGCTGCGCGATATTCAGGCTGCAAAGATCGTGATCACCAACTATCACGCCTTCAAGCTGCGTGAGAAACTTGTCATCGCCAAGGGAACCCGACAGGCGCTCGAGGGCTGGCGCGGCGACAAGGTTCAGACACTGGAGACCGAAGGCGAGATGATCCAGAGGGTCATGGGAGACCTGATGGGCCAGAAGAATATCGTCGTTCTGAACGACGAGGCGCATCACTGCTATCGCGAGCGGGTAAAGGACGCCGTCGGCGAGACTGAGGAAGATCTGAAGGGCGACGAGAAAAGCGAGGCCAAGGAGAACAACGAGGCCGCCCGCATGTGGATTTCCGGTCTCGAAGCGGTCAAGCGGAAGCTCGGGATCAGCCTCGTCTACGACCTGTCGGCAACGCCATTCTTCCTTCGAGGTTCGGGATATATCGAGGGCACCCTTTTTCCCTGGACGATGTCCGACTTCTCTTTGATGGATGCCATCGAATGCGGGATCGTAAAGTTGCCGCGCGTGCCGATCGCCGACAACGTGCCGGGCGGCGACACGCCAAAGTTCCGCAACCTCTGGGACCACATCGGCAAGAAGCTCCCTAAGAAGGGACGTGCGGCAGGCAAGGCGCTTGATCCGTTCAGCCTGCCGGTCGAGCTGTTGACCGCATTGGAAGCCCTCTATGGCCATTACGAAAAGACCTTCCAGCTTTGGCAGGACAAGGGGATCGGCGTTCCACCTGTGTTCATCGTCGTCTGCAACAATACGGCGACGTCGGAACTGATCTACAAGTACATCTCGGGCTTTGATCGGGTCAGCGACGACGGCACCGAGACCACCCTTGAGAATGGCCGCCTTGCCCTGTTCCGGAACTACGACGACTTCGGCAACCGCATGCCGCGGCCGAACACGATCCTGATCGACAGCGCGCAGCTTGAATCCGGCGAGGCGCTCGACAAGGATTTCCGCGAAATGGCGGCCGTCGAAATCGAGCAGTTCAAGCGCGAGATGGTCGAGCGGACGGGCGACATCACCGCAGGCGACAAGATCGACGAATCCACCCTGCTGCGCGAGGTCATGAACACCGTCGGCAAGAAGGGCCGCCTCGGAGAACAGATCCGCTGCGTGGTCTCGGTCTCCATGCTGACCGAAGGGTGGGACGCCAACACAGTCACCCACGTTCTTGGCGTGCGCGCCTTCGGCACGCAGCTCTTGTGCGAACAGGTGATCGGCCGCGCGCTGCGCCGCCAGTCGTACGAGCTGAACGACCAGGGACTCTTCAACGTCGAATATGCCGATGTTCTGGGCATCCCCTTCGACTTCACAGCAAAGCCGGTGATTTCGCCCCCTGCGGCCCCGCGCGAAACTGTCCGCGTCCATGCGGTCAAGCCTGATCGCGACGCGCTGGAAATCACCTTCCCCCGTGTCGAAGGTTATCGGGTAGAATTGCCGGATGAACGGCTCGAAGCCAACTTCGGTCCTGATCACGTTCTGGAACTTACGCCGCAGTTGCTTGGACCTTCGACCACCACGAACCAGGGCATCATCGGCGAGGGTGTAGACCTGACGCTGGAGCATCTGGACGACATGCGCTCGTCCACAATCCTGTTCCACCTGGCGCGGCATCTTCTCTACACCAAGTACCGCGACCCCGGCGAGGAACCGAAGCTGCATCTCTTCGGTCAGCTGAAACGCATCACCCGCCAGTGGCTGGACGGCGGCTATCTCAAATGTTCGGGCGGTACGTATCCGGCACAGCTGGTCTACAAGGAAATAGCCGACATGGCGGCCGAACGGATCAAGGCGGCCATTACAGAAACACTTAAGGGCGAGAACCAGATCAAGGCAATCCTCGACGCCTACAATCCCACCGGCACCACCGCCTTCGTCAATTTCACCACCTCCAAGGCCCTGCGCTGGCAGACCTCGCCGACCAAGTCCCACGTCAACTGGGTCGTCTGCGACAGCGACTGGGAGGCCGAGTTCGCCCGCGTGGCCGAGGCCCACCCCCGCGTGCGTGCTTACGTCAAGAACCAGGGGCTGGGGCTGGAGGTGCCCTACCTCTCCGGCTCCACCCCGCGCAAATACCTGCCCGACTTCATCGTGCAGGTCGACGATGGCAAGCCCGACCCGCTGAACCTGATCGTCGAGATCAAGGGCTACCGTGGCGAGGATGCCAAGGACAAGGCCAACACCATGCGCGCCTACTGGGTGCCGGGCGTCAACAACCTCGGCAAGTTCGGGCGCTGGGAGTTTGCCGAGTTCACTGCGGTTTACGAGATGGAGGAGGAGTTCGACAAACTGCTCGAAACCCTCGGCGCGGGCCCGGCACGTCAGGGAGACCTGATCGAATGAACTTCCATGACGCCCGCGAGATCCTCAATCATTGGTCTTCCTTCTTCGACCCGAGTGTTGCGGAAGCATCATCCAACAAGCGGCTCGAGCCCGCACCGCGAAGCGAAGCCGCTCGCAAAGCCTGGTGGTACGAAAGCGACCGCGTCATCGATTGGCGCAGTCCCCGCTGCTCCGCCTACCTCGTCGCATACCTCCAGATCGCAAATGGACCGATACCACTGACCGGCATTCCACTGGACGACGGCTTCATCCACCCGGATCGCTCCGTCATGCAGGCCCTCGATCATGCTGGATGCGTTCGCATGGACGACGGCATGTTTCACCTGACGGATAAGGGCGAGGCACTGGTAACCCCCTGGCTTCAGATCGACCGCGCGACCGGCTTTTCAGTAACTGTCCAAAGAAGAAGAGGCTGACCCCATGGCCAAGAAACCCATCGAGGTCGAAACCCTCACCCACGACGCCACGCGCAAGAATATCCCGACGGCCGAGTTCGAAAGCCTGATGCGCGATCAGGACAAGTCGCCGATCCAGCTCGCCTACGAACGCCGCAACCGCGATCTGGACCCGCAGCTTGTCTGGCGCGGCAAGGATGAACAGGACTGGTCCGACCTGATCGTTCAGGCCCCGCCGCTGTACATTCAGGAAAAGGTCCACCCCAAGGTCATCATCGACGACCTGAAGCGTGAAAGCGCCAACCGGGCGAAGGCGGCCAAAGACGCCCCGCAGTTCGACATGTTCGCCGATTTCAACGGCCTGCCCGATGCCGAGGCCGCGACCGAGTTCTACCAGCACGATCAGCACTGGTCGAACCGGATGATCTCGGGCGACAGTCTGTCGGTGATGGCCTCGCTGGCCGAGCGTGAGGGGCTGCGTGGTCAGGTCCAGTGCATCTATTTCGACCCGCCCTATGGCATCAAGTTCAACTCGAACTTCCAGTGGTCCACCACCAGCCGCGACGTGAAGGATGGCGACCGCACCCATGTTACGCGCGAACCCGAACAGGTCCGCGCCTTTCGCGACACCTGGAAGGACGGCATCCATTCCTACCTGACCTACCTGCGCGACCGGCTGACCGTGGCGCGGGATCTGCTGAGCGACAGCGGCAGCATCTTCGTGCAGATCGGCGACGAGAACGTCCACCGCGTGCGGGCGCTGATGGATGAGGTGTTTGGGGATGAGAATTTTGTCTCGCAGATCGGATTCGCGAAAACATCCGGCTCGACAGACGACTATCTAGGCCAAACCACTGACTTCCTTCTCTGGTATGCCAGATTAAAACCACGGGTTAAGTATCGGCCTGTCTTGAAACTGAAGAAAGCAGGCGAAGCGGGGGGGACGAACTACAACAAGGCGGTCAACTTGTATCGCGAAACGCAATCGTTCAGCGCTGAGCGTGACGAGCACATACTGAGCTCGCCTGACGAATGGCGAGTATATTCGCTCGATAATTTGACCTCGCAAAGTGCGGGTAGAGAGAAAGGCGAAGGTGCGGCATCTTGGTTTCCTGTTGACATCGACGGCAGAACCCTTCGGCCTTCAATGAGCGTCCGATGGAAAACCAATGAAACTGGCATGCAGCGCCTAAAGATTGCCGGACGTCTGGAAGCCACTCAGGCCAGGTTAGGATACGTTCGCTTTCTTGATGACTTCCCCGCTCTGGCAATAACGAACCGTTGGGATGACGTCTCGGCCAGCTTTATGGCTTCCAAGATCTATGTTGTTCAGACCTCTGCAACTGTCGTTCAGCGCTGCATCCTTATGACCACCGACCCAGGCGATCTGGTGCTCGATCCTACATGTGGATCCGGCACAACGGCTTATGTCGCCGAACAATGGGGGCGGCGCTGGATTACAATCGACACGTCCCGCGTCGCCGTGGCGCTCGCTAGGACGCGACTTATGGGTGCGCGCTACCCCTATTACCTCCTTGCCGATAGCCCCGAAGGTCAGGAGAAGGAAGGCGAGATCACCCGCACACCACCTAAGACCGCACCGACCTTCCGCAGTATCCGCCAAGGATTCGTTTACCAGCGCGTGCCTCACATAATGCTGAGCAACATCGCATCTAACGCCGAGATCGACGTGATCTGGGATAGGATGCAGCCTGTGGTCGAGGATGCCATCGCCGCCCTGAACGCGGCCCTTGCAGGCCACCCCACCCCCTTCAAGGTGGAAACCGGCGGCCGCGCGGGCGCGAAGATCGACTTCACTGCAAGTGGTGAGGTCAAGCTCCCCTCCGGCGAGATGGCCCCCGCGAACGGCCTGATGGAATGGGAAATCCCGCGCGAGGCCCCCCAAGGCTGGCCCGCCCCCGCGCAAGCCGCCCTGAAACGCTTCTGGGAGGCGCGGATCAGTCGCCAGCGCGAAATCGACGCCAGCATCGCGGCGAAGGCCGAGTTCGAATACCTCTACGACAAACCCTTCACCGACAACACCAAGGTCCGCGTCGCAGGCCCCTTTACCGTGGAAAGCCTGTCACCCCACCGCACCCTTGCCGTCGATTGGGACGACGAGCTGATCGACACACACGAGGCCGCCGAGGGCAAGCGCAAGGCCACCGAGGCCCCGCGCGACTTTACCGATTTCGCCCACATGATCCTAGAAAACCTGAAAGCCGCAGGCGTGCAGCAGGCGCACAAGGAGGACCGGATCACCTTCACCAGCCTGAAGGGCTGGCCCGGAAACTGGATCGCGGCCGAGGGCACCTTCATGGAAGGCGACACCCAGCGCCGCGCGGGCGTGTTCATCGGGCCGGAGTTCGGCACCGTCAGCCGCCCCGACCTGGTCGCCGCCGCGCGCGAAGCAGGCGACGCCGGTTTCGACGTGCTGATCGCCTGCGCCTTCAACTACGACGCCCATAGCTCCGAGTTCGACAAACTGGGCCGCATCCGCGTGCTGAAGGCCCGGATGAACCCCGACCTGCACATGGGCGGCGATCTGAAATCCACCGGCGCGGGCAACCTGTTCGTGATCTTCGGCGAACCCGACATCCGGATCACCGATGTTAGGGATGGAATGGTGCAGGTCCAGGTCTTCGGAGTGGATGTGTTCAAGCCCCAGACCGGCGAGGTGCAAAGCGAAGGCACCGACGGCATCGCCCTGTGGATGCTGGACACCGACTACAACGAAGAATCCTTCTTCGTCCGCCACGCCTATTTCCTCGGCGCCAACGACCCCTACAAGGCGCTGAAGACCACACTGAAGGCCGAGATCGACGAGGAGGCTTGGGAGAGCCTGTATTCCGACACGTCGCGCCCGTTCCCGCGGCCGAAGTCGGGGCGGATCGCGGTGAAGGTTATCAACCACCTTGGCGACGAGGTGATGAAGGTGTTTGCGGTGGAGTGACTGAATGCTGATAAGAAACTACGGACTCTTTTGGGTCAGAGACGATGTAGACTGGGGCGGTCGTGGCCGGGGAAACGGTGGACAGCTATTGGGTTGGACTGGTCGCAGGGGAGCAGCGTCTGTTGATTTTCGACAGCAGCGGGGGATTTACGTCCTCTATGACGATAACTTCAAGATTGTCTATATCGGACAAACAGGGGCAGGCAACCAAAGGCTCTTAGTAAGACTAAGGAATCATAGATTCGATCACCTTGCGCAGAGATGGAGCCGGTTTTCATGGTTCGGCATTTCAGCCGTTGCTGGTGGTCAACTCGACTTTAATGCAGCAGTTCGCCCCCCGGCTCTCAACGAAATTCTGAACCATATAGAGGCGATTCTTATTGCATCGGCTGAACCCCCTTTAAATCTTCAGCGGGGCCGGTTTGGGGAGGAAGTCGAAAGGTATATCCAGTTTGTCGACGATGATGACGACGGCATTGACGACGAGGACCAATGAACTTCCGGATCGCCGATACATTCACCGACAGCCTCGGCCGCTTGACTGCCCAGGAGCAGAAAGCTGTCAAGACGACTGCTTTTGACCTGCAGATAAACCCATCGGCTCCTGGCCTGTCATTCCACAAACTGGATCGCGCCAAAGACACGAATTTCTGGTCGGTGCGGGTGAATGCCGACATCCGGATCATCGTCCATCGCACGGCGGCCAGCATCCTACTGGTCTATGCCGATCACCACGACGATGCCTACAAATGGGCCGAACGCCGCAAGATTGAACGCCACCCGACGACGGGCGCCATGCAGCTTGTCGAGGTGCGCGAGCGGGTTGAAGAGGTGGAAATCTTCAAGCCCAAAGAGGTGGCCGCTACACCGGCGCCTGTCACAAAGCCCGCGGCCCGCCTTTTCGACAATCTACGCAAGTTCGAACTGATGGCCTTTGGCGTGCCCGAGGAATGGGTGAATGACGTCCGGGCGGCCACCGAGGACACATTGTTCGACATCATCGAGCACTTGCCGCAAGAGGCGCAGGAAGCTCTGCTGAAACTGGCTGTGGGCGAGAAACCGCAACCGCCCGAACCTGCTCCGGTCGAAGCCGATCCGTTTGCTCACCCGGACGCCCAGCGCCGCTTCCGCGTTCTGGCCAACGCAGAAGAACTGAAGCAGGCGCTCGACTATCCGTGGGACAAGTGGGCGGTCTTTCTGCATCCGGCCCAGGCTGACCTTGTCGAGCGATCCTTCTCCGGTCCGACCCGGGTTTCGGGTTCGGCCGGGACAGGAAAAACCATCGTGGCGCTGCATCGTGCGGTCCATCTTGCCCGCGCCAATCCTTCTGCCAAGGTCTTGCTGACGACGTTCTCCAAGCCGCTGGCGAATGCCCTGCGCAGCAAGTTGGCCAGCCTCGTGGGCAATGAGCCCTTGGTTTCGGCGCGGATTGTCGTGAAGGCGGTCTCGGCAGTTGGGTATGACCTGCACACCGAACGTTTCGGGCAGCCTCAGATCGCCCCTGCAGCGCTGCTGGACTTGCTGATCACAAAGGCAGCGGCCGAAGTCGAAGGGCACCGGTTCTCCAAGCAGTTCCTGATGGGAGAGTGGGCCGACGTCGTGGACGCTTGGCAACTTCGGTCCTGGGAAGATTACCGTGACGTCTCACGGCTGGGCAGGAAGACCCGGATCGGCGGAAAGCAGCGCGAAACCCTGTGGACCATCTTTGAGCGCGTCCGTGCTGGGCTGCGGGAACGTGGTGTTGTGACATGGTCGGACGTCTTTGGCCGTCTGGCAGACAGTTTCGGCCAAGGCAGCACACGCCCCTACGACTTCGCCGTGATCGACGAAGCGCAGGACCTCGGTGTGACCGAGGCGCGGTTCTTCGCCGCCATGGCAGCAGGGCGAAGTGACGGTCTCTTCTTCGCCGGGGATCTTGGCCAGCGCATCTTTCAACAGCCCTTCTCTTGGAAGGCGCTTGGCCTTGATGTCCGCGGCCGCTCTTTCACGCTGCGCATCAATTACCGCACATCGCACCAGATCCGCACACATGCCGATCGGCTACTGCCGTCAACTGTTTCGGATGTCGACGGAAACACGGAAGGGCGGCGCGGCACGGTTTCCATGTTCGATGGGCCTCCGCCCATGGTCTTGGCCTGCAACGATGATGATCATGAATGCCGCTCGGTTGCAGGCTGGATCACTGATCGGCTGAAAGAGGGCTGCGCGCCGCGGGAGGTTGGTGTCTTCGTCCGGTCGGATGCAGAACTGAAACGTGCGCGTTTTGCCGTGAAAGCCGCGGGTGTTCGTGCGGTCGAATTGAGTGAAAAAGTCGAAGTGGAGGACGGGGCAGTCGCCATCAGTACAATGCACTTCGCCAAGGGGCTGGAGTTCCGGTCAGTGGTGGTCATGGCCTGCGACGACGAGGTGATCCCGCAATCAGAGCGGATCGAGTCAGTGGCTGACGACGCGGACCTCGAGGAAGTCTACAACACGGAACGGCACCTGCTCTATGTCGCCTGCACAAGGGCGAGGGATCACCTGCTGGTGACCGGCGTCACTCCCGTATCGGAGTTCGTCGACGACTTCCTCAAGGGCAACTGACCGACGAGGTGGGTGCCCCCCTCCTCTGGTTCCTCCCCGGCCCCAAACGTATGCGGGGGGGCGCAGCGCGGCGGTTCGCTAGCGTGAGGCGTTTTCACCGGGGAAGCCAGGCGGAAGCCACCTTGCGCGCTGACGCCGGAAATCTTGAGTCAGATCAGCGGCTTGCGGAATCACGATCTGGCTAGGGTGGATTCCCGGCGGGAATCCAGGGAAGCCACCTTCGGGTAAGCCAGGTGGCCAGAAGCCACCACAGAAAGCCAATTCGTCTGAAGCCGTTGAATCCGCTTCACTTTTCGGCTTGACAGACCTGCCCCCATTGACCTACCCCTTGATCATCGAAGAATTGTGCCCGGAGGAACCCCCTCGCGGGCCTTTTCATTTCCCCTCCCCCACATCCCGAGCCCCATCCCATGGACCTCGTCTTCGCGCCGAGCCAGATTGAAACTTGGCCGATTGCCCGGCTACGCCCCTATGCCCGCAATGCCAAGATGCATGGCGACGACCAAGTGGCGAAGATCGCCGCCAGTATGGCCAAGTTCGGCTGGACCGTGCCCTGCATGGTGGCCGACGATGGCGACCTGATCGCGGGCCATGGCCGGGTGCTGGCGGCCACCATGCTCGGGCTGACCGAGGTGCCGGTGATCCGGCTCAGCCATCTCGATGAGGCGGAACGCCGGGCCTACCGGATCGCCGACAACAAGCTGACGGAACTGGGCGAATGGGACGAGGCCCTGCTACGCGACGAGATCACGGGGCTTTTGGCCGAGGACTTCGACCTGACCCTGCTCGGCATCAGCGACGATGACCTCGACGCGTTGTTGCGGGATCCGGAGGCGCTGGGCGAGGATGGCCCGGTCGAGGGCGAGGACGATGTGCCCGAATTGCCGGTCACGCCGGTGTCGGTGCCGGGCGACCTTTGGCAGCTCGGGGCGCACCGGCTGATCTGCGGCGATAGCACCTCGGCCGATGTGGTCGGGCGGCTCTTGGGTGATGTGCGCCCGCTGCTGATGGTGACCGACCCACCCTATGGGGTGGAATATGACCCCTCCTGGCGTAATGCAGCCGGGGCCGCGAAGACCAAGCGCACCGGTAAGGTGCTGAACGACGACCGGGCCGACTGGCGCGAGGCTTGGGCGCTGTTTCCCGGCGACGTCGCCTATGTCTGGCACGGCGCGCTGCATGCCGCGACGGTGGCCGAGAGCCTGGTGGCCGCGAGTTTCGCCATCCGGTCGCAGATCATCTGGGCCAAGGACCGGCTGGTCCTCAGCCGCGGCGATTACCACTGGCAGCACGAACCCTGCTGGTATGCCGTCCGCGCCAAGGGCAAGGGTCACTGGGCCGGAGACCGCAAGCAGACCACCCTCTGGCAGATCTCCAACCGGGATCAGGATGCCGACACCGTGCACGGCACCCAGAAGCCGGTCGAGTGCATGCGCCGCCCGATCCTGAACAATTCCAGCCCCGGCCAGGCAGTCTACGAGCCCTTCATGGGTTCCGGCACCACGCTGATCGCGGCCGAAACCACGGGTCGGGTCTGCCTGGGCGTGGAACTGAACCCGGCCTATGTCGATGTGGCCATCGAGCGCTGGCAGTCATTCACCGGCCAAGAGGCGGTGCTGGCGGAGACCGGTGAAACTTTCAACGCCCTCAAGGCAAAGCGGAGCGCAGCATGAACGCGCCCCTCCTGCCGGGCCGGATCGAGCATTGGTCGCTGGCCCGGCTCCGGCCGTACGCCCGGAATGCCAAGACCCACGACGCTGACCAGGTGGCGAAGATCGCCGCCAGCATGGCCGAGTTCGGCTGGACCGTGCCGGTGCTGGTCGCAGCCGATGGCGAGCTGATCGCGGGCCATGGCCGCATCCTGGCCGCGGCCCGGCTGGGTCTGTCCGAGGCGCCGGTCATCGTGTTGCGCCACCTGACCGAGGCGCAGCGCCGGGCCTATCGGATCGCCGACAACAAACTGACCGAACTGGGCGGGTGGGACGAGGCGCTGCTGCTCGAGGAACTGCGGGGGCTGATGGCCGAGGATTTCGACCTCGGGCTGATCGGGATCCCAGAAGGCGAACTGGACGCGCTGCTGCACGATGCCGACGACCGCGCGCCAATCGACGATGACGCGGCCGATGCAATCCCGGACGCCCCGGCCGAGCCGATCACGCAGGCAGGCGACATCTGGGCGCTGGGCGATCACCGGCTGATCTGCGGCGATGCCACCGACCCGGCCGTCGTGGCGCGACTGATGGACGGTACGCAAGCCTCGCTGCTGTTCACCTCCCCACCCTACGCCCAGCAGCGCGACTATGGCGCGGCGAAGGAGAAGGTCGGCGATTGGGATGCGCTGATGCAAGGCGTCTTCGCCGCGGCTCCCGTCACCGCCGATGCCCAGCTGCTGGTGAACCTCGGCCTCGTCCATCGCGATGGCGAGTGGATCCCTTATTGGGAGAGCTGGGTTGACTGGATGCGCATGCAGGGCTGGCGGCGCTTCGGCTGGTATGTCTGGGACCAGGGACCCGGCCTGCCCGGCGACTGGAACGGCCGCCTCGCGCCCTCGCACGAGTTCGTCTTCCACTTCAACCGCCAACCCCGGAGGCCGAACAAGACGGTCGAGAGCAAGCACGCAGGCGAAACCCTCGGCGGCGGCGGGCTGCGCGGGGCGGACGGCACGGTCCATCGCAAGACCGGCTACGGCAACGCAATCCAGAGCCACCGCATCCCCGACAGCGTCTTCCGCATCATGCGCCACAAGGGCGGGCTGGGTGCCGCCGGATCGCACCCGGCCGTCTTCCCGGTGGCGCTGGTCGAGGCTGTGCTGGAAGCCTTCACCGATCCCGGCGACCCGGTGTTCGAGCCCTTCTGCGGCTCTGGAACCCAGCTGATCGCGGCGGAACGCACCGCGCGGCGCTGCTGCGCGGTGGAACTTGACCCGATCTACTGCGACGTCGCGGTGCGGCGGTGGGAGTTGGCTACGAATAGACAGGCCATCCTCACACGGAGATGAAGCTCTTGGACACGACAGCAATGTCAGCAATGCTTTGGATCGACTCGAAACCCGGATTGACGAGCCATGATACGCCGACCTAATCCTCGGTCGAAGATGCGGTAGTATCCCGAACACAGACGAGGAACCCAAGTGCACCGGAACGATTTGTCAGTCTGCAAGGTCATGTTGAATGCAGACCTCTTCAGGGAACAGTACCCCCAGTATCCCCTCGCAAATCTCCGACTGCCGCGCGATAGCCTCGGGATCCCGACCGACTACAGCGAAACTTCAGAAAAACTGTGCCACATCGTATCTGAGACATTCCGAAAGGCAATTGCGCAACGTACGAAGGGCTTGCACGACCTCGGCCACGCCGTCGAGGAAACGCTAACGCTCCAGACAAACGATACACTCAGGGTCAATTACGCAGAAATCTACGCGATGATCCAGACGGCCAGAGCACTCTCGGACGACGAGCTTCAAACCGAAATAACCACCGGCTTGATGAGATTGGCGGCGGAGCAACCAGCCGCACCAATATTTATGTCACTGTGCAAATCCATCTACGTCTTCTGGAATTATCCTGCGCTGCAAAAGGGTTTCAGTGCGGAAGACTTGGACGCCATCGACATGTTGCAGCGCTACATGAACGGCGCATTATGGGCAGCAGAGCTTCACGGTGGTCTATCCGGCAAGAGTGCCAATGGGCCAGAGCGGCATTCGAGAAAAGAACCGCCGATGACGCGTCGATCGCAAGAAGCCGCGACGAAGCCCCCCGCTCAGGAGGAAGTCACGACCAACATCGGCGTATATGCAAATTTGCTCGAAGTATCGGCGAGACCCGACCCGGTGGAGTATCGCCGCAACCATGGCGCTAAGGGTCTAAAGAACAGCGCCGGTATTCCTCTGGCGTTTGAAGATCAGGCCGAAGCGGTGGGACGAATTATCGCCTCGGCCTATGAAGAAAAGTACGATCAGATCAAGGCCGAGATGCAGTCTCGCGGGATGCAGTTCTCGGCAGTGATTTCGGATGATGCAGGGCGCCCACTCTCGGTCAACTTCGCCGCCGTCGCGGCAGCACCCGTTGTCAGCCAGATCACGGACGAGACCGACCTCGTGCCGTACTGTGTATCTGCCTTGCATTGGCTGCTTGCTTCAGAAGATCACGAATGGGTTTTTAGTCACCTTGTGGAAGCAACTGGGGCCTTTTTCCGTTCAGAGATGCTTCGAAAGCAGCTCGTCAAGGGGTACGCCGACGACTTCGATGACTTGCGTGACCTGCTTCGTGAAGCCCTTTACCAGTACATCCACCGGCATGTCTGACGGGTGACAAGCCACCAAAACTGAACAACGATCTAGACGCTAACCCGATACACTGTCCCCCTGCCCTCGACCTTTTCGGCGCTGATGGGCAGGCCAAGCTTCTTCTTGATCGCCCCGGAAATGGCCCCCCTCGCGGTGTGGGCTTGCCAAGACGTCGCCGCCACGATCTCGGCGACCGTCGCGCCCTCGGGGCGCTGCAGCATGTCGATGATCAGCGCCTGCTTGGTGCCAGCGCGGATTGCCGCTGGTTTAGCCGCATCGTCAGGCGTTTGCGCCGGTTCCGGCTTCGGCTTCGCCTTCCGCGCGATGGCGACCGCGCTGGCCACCAGCGGCTCGATCCCGATGACTTCCAGCCCGGCCTCGGTCGCGATCAACGTGGTGCCGTGGCCATCGCCGGTCTCGCGCCACATCGGCTCGCTGCGGCGCAGGTTGGCCTCGACCTCCTCGAGCCAGCCGCGGGCGATCATCTTGCCGACCACCATCTTGGCGGCGGCGCCGACCAGCCCCTCGGGCAGCGGCAGGGCGAGATTCCCCGGCCGGGTCGCTGCGCGGGAGAGGATCAGGCATTGGGTGTCGGACCGAACCACCTCTGTCATGGGGGCCTCCGTGGCTTTGGGCGCGCGGTGTGCGCGCCTTCTACGAAGGCAAGCCCCGTCATCGGACGGGGCGGCCGTCGCGCCGTGTGGGCGCGTCAGGCGGCGTGTTCGCCTTCCTTGAAGGCGCTGTCGGTGATCTGGCGCAGAAGGCCCGCGTAGTGCTTCAGCGTCCCGACGTGCCCCCAATGGATCTCGTCGGGGTGGGTCTCGAAGTGGTCGCCGCTGAGGGCCTTCAGGCGCTCCAGCATGGTGTCGATCTCGGCCTTGGCGGTGATGAAGGCGTCGAGGGCTTTGGAATTGTCGGTGGCGCGGCGGGTGGTCATGGCGGGGCGTCCTTCGGTGAGTTGCATCGTTTCGGTGCCAACACCATCGCTCTGTCGGACGAATGATCGTAGGCAAATCGGAGCAATATCAGTGCTTTCTGATCATTCCGATCAGATCAGCCGCATCTCGGCCAGCGTGCGGCTGGCGGCACTCAGCTGGGCGGTCGGCAGTTCGATCTTCAGGTGCGACAGGACGTCAGAGGCCTCAGCCGGGATCCCGCTCTCGCGCAGCGCCTCCTCGATGACTTCGGCAATGGCGTCCGGGCGGCTCAAGTCAAAGCCCTCGGGAAGGGTGGAATAGTCGATGCGGATGGTGGTAGTGGTCATGGTGAAGCCCTCCTGGGATCGGCGCGATGCAGCCTGTTGATGGACAACAGAATCGCTCCAGAGGCGGAGACAATCAACGGGAATGATTGTCTTTTCCTGTTTATTTTCAATAGTTTGATAGGCATCACGACGCCATGAAAGGCATGAGCGAACGCGAGTATGCAGCCCATTCCGGCCTCTCCCGCGGTGGAGTGCAGAAGGCGCGGAAGAACGGGCGGCTGGTGGTTTTCGACGACGGGTCGATCAACGCCGCAGCCTCGGATGTGCGGCGGGCGGAGATGACGGACCCAGACCAGCAGCGCCGGTCTCTTGGTGGCGACGGGCTGGCGAGCGCCCCCGGTGACACGACGTCCTACATCAAGGCGCGCACGGCGCTCACGGTCTATGCGGCCCAGGAACGCCAGCTGGCGGTCCAGAAGAAGAAGGGCACGCTGGTCGACCGTGCCCGGGCGGAAACGCTGGTGTTCCGTCTGGCGCGGCAGGAACGGGATGTCTGGGTGACCTGGCCCGGACGGGTGGCCGCGCTGATGGCGGCGCAGATCATGGCGGAGGTGGAACGGCAATCCGGGGCATCGGTGACGATCGAGACCGCGATCATGCAGAGGGTGCTGGAAGCCCATGTCCGCGAACAGCTCGACGCCCTCGCCGACCTCCGGGTCTCGCTTGCATGATGAGGAGGACGACAACGACCTGACCACGGGACTCGACCTCGGCTTCGACGGCGCCGAGGACTTGGCTCGCGCCTGGCGGCAGGGGATGCGCCCCGACCCGAACCTGACGGTGTCGGAATGGGCGGATCAGCATCGCTGGCTGTCGTCGCGCGGCGCGGCGGAGCCAGGGCGCTATCGCACCGCCCGCACCCCCTATCTGCGCGAGATCATGGATGCGCTGTCACCTGGCCATCCCGCCCAGCGCATCACCTTCATGAAGGCGGCGCAGGTCGGGGCCACCGAGGCCGGGAACAACTGGATCGGTTTCGTGATCCATCACGCGCCAGGCCCGATGCTGGCGGTGCTGCCATCCTTGGAGCTGGCGAAGCGGACGTCGCGCGGTCGTCTTGACCCCCTGATCGCGGACAGCCCTGCCCTGCGGGAACGGGTGAACCCGGCCCGGTCGCGGGACGCGGGCAACTCGATGCTGTCGAAGGAATTCCCCGGCGGCATCCTCGTGCTGACCGGCGCGAACAGCGCCACCGGCCTGCGGTCGATGCCCGCGCGCTATGTGTTTCTGGACGAGGTCGATGCCTATCCAGCCTCGGCCGACGAGGAAGGCGATCCGGTCACGCTGGCCGAAGCGCGGACCACCACCTTCTCGCACCGGCGCAAGGTGTTCTTGGTCTCGACTCCGACGATCCGGGGGCTGTCCCGGATCGAGCGGGAATTCGAGGCCAGCGACCAGCGGCGCTACTTCGTGCCCTGTCCCCATTGCGGGGCGATGCAGTGGCTGCAATTCGACCGGTTGCGCTGGGCGAAGGGGAAGCCGGAAACGGCAGCCTACCATTGTGAGGGCTGCGAACGCCCCATCGCCGAGCACCACAAGACAGAAATGCTGGCCAAGGGCGAATGGCGGGCGACGGCGGTTTCCAGGGATCCGAAGGCCATCGGCTTCCACCTCTCGGCGCTCTATTCGCCCTTAGGCTGGAAAAGCTGGTCCGACGTTGCGCGGGAATGGCTGGCGGCCCAAGGGTCGGACGAGACACTGCGCGCGGCTCGCAACACGCTTCTGGGCGAGACATGGGTCGAAAGCGGCGACGCGCCGGAATGGCAGCGGCTGGCGGATCGGCGCGAGGCGTGGAAGCCGGGCACTGTGCCGATGGCCGCTCTGTTCCTGACCGCGGGCGCTGACGTCCAGAGGGACCGGATCGAGGTCGACATCTGGGCCTGGGGCCGGGGCTTGGAAAGCTGGCTTGTCGATCACATCGTCATTCCGGGCGGCCCCGACGACCCCGCCGCCTGGGACAAGCTGACCGCCCTCCTCGGCCGGTCATGGCAGCATGCCAACGGCGCGTTCATGACCGTGGCGCGGCTGGGCATCGATACCGGCTACGAGGCTGCGGCGGTCTATGCCTGGTCACGAAAGGTCGGCTTTGAGCAAGTCGCGCCGCTGAAGGGCCTCGAAGGGTTTAACCGGTCGGCCCCCGTTTCTGGCCCGACCTATGTCGATGCCACCATCGGCGGCAGACGCCTCCGCCGCGGCGCGCGGCTCTGGTCGGTGGCGACCGCGACTTTCAAGGCGGAGACCTACCGCTTCCTGCGGATCGAACGGCCGAGTGACGAGGATCGCGCGCTGGGCGTTCTCGATGCGCCGGGGACCGTGCACATCCCAGGCTGGGCGGACACCGAATGGCTGAAGCAGCTGGTAGCGGAGCAGCTAGTCACGATCCGGAACAAGCGCGGCTACGCCCATCAAGAATGGCAGAAGATGCGCGAGCGGAACGAGGCGCTGGACTGCCGGGTATATGCCCGCGCCGCGGCGTGGATCCTTGGCGCCGACCGATGGGACGAAGCCACCTGGCGGCGGCTCGAGGCGCAAGCGGGCGTGGAAACGCCCATGCTGGTGGCCGTGCCCACGGCACCTGAAGCTGCTGCATCGGCCCAGCCCAAGGCCGGAACACTGACCACGCCACGCCGGAAACGGCGTGCCTACACCCCGAACTTCATGAGGGACTGATGGACCTGGAACGTATGCAGGCCCTGCTGACCGCACTGCAGGAAGCCCGCTTCGCCGGGCTGCGCAGCGTCAGCTACGATGGCAAGACCGTGACCTATGGCTCGGACGCAGAACTGGCGATGGCGATCCGGGATCTGGAAGGACGGATTGCGACCGCCTCTGCGACGCCCCGCCGCCGCCGCTGGGGCACGGTCGCGACGAAGGGTCTGTAACCATGGTCCTCGACGCCTTCCGCGCACGGCTCGGGTCCATCATCGGCGGGTTCGATGCGGCGCAATCCCACCGGCGCATGCGCGGGTTCCGCGCCACCCGGGCGCATGTGAACACACTGATCGCCGCCTCGGGCGAGACCATCACCGCCCGGGCGCGCTGGCTGGTCCGGAACAACGGCTACGCGGCAAATGCGGTCGACGCTTTCGCCAACCACGTCGTCGGCGACGGGATCAAGCCCTCGTCGAAAATCGGCGACGCCGCAAAGAAGGAGGAGTTGCAGAAGCTCTGGCTCGCCTGGACGGACGAGGCGGATGCCGAGGGGCTGACCGACTTCTTCGGCCTGCAGCGCCGGGCGGCCCGTGAGGTGTTTCTGGCGGGCGAGGTCTTCCTGCGCATCCGCACCCGGCGGCCGGAAGACGGGCTGACGGTACCGATGCAGCTGCAGATGCTGCCCTCGGAAATGCTGCCCCAGGACCTGACGCACGCGTTGCCGGGTGCCGGATCGATCCGGCAGGGCATCGAGTTCGATGGGATCGGGCGGCGGGTGGCCTACCACTTCCTGCGCCGCCACCCGGGCGACAGTACCGATCCGGGGCTGGCCGGGGAGACGGTGCGCGTACCCGCGTCTGAGGTGATCCACATCCTCGACCCGGTCGAGGCGGGTCAGCTGCGGGGCGTGTCACGCTTCGCGGCTGCCGTGGTGAAGCTCTTCACCCTCGATCTCTACGACGACGCAGAACTGGAGCGGAAAAAGACCGCGGCGATGTTCGCGATGTTCATCACATCGCCTGCCCCGGAAACGGCCCTCGATCCGGCCGACGACGATCTCGAGGTGGAACCCGGCCAGGTGGTGCGGCTGGACCCCGGTGAGGACGTCACCACGCCGTCCACCCCGGACTCGGGCAGCACTTACGAACCCTTCCAGTACCGCACGCTGTTGCAGATCGGCGCCGCGCTGGGCGTCCCCTATGGGTATCTGACCGGTGACACGGCGAAGGGCAACTTCTCGAACACCCGGATCGCCTTGGTCGACTTCCGACGTCGCATCTCGGCCTTCCAGCATTCGGTGATGGTCTATCAGCTCTGCCGCGCCGTCTGGACCCGCTGGATGGACATGGCGGTGCTGGCCGGTGCCATCGACCTGCCGGGCTTTGCCACGGAGCGGCGGCAATACCTCGCCTGCGACTGGCTTCCGACCAAGTGGGACTGGATCGACCCGGCCAAGGATGCTGCGGCGGAAATCCTGCAGATCGAAGCAGGCCTGAAATCCCGCACGCAGGCCATCGCCGAACGCGGCTACGACGCCGAGCAGGTCGACCGCGAAATCGCCGCCGAACGCAAACGCGAGGCCGCACTGGACCTCGACTTCCGGCGGCCGGGGTCACCAGCGAAGGCGGCCGTTGTCAGCAGCGAGGATCAGGGCGGCGAAACCGACCCTGACGAAGAAGACCAGCGAGCGAATGACGAGGGCGAGGAACGGGACACCCGGCCCGCGGAGGAAGGATGATGCACCGCACCCAGATCGCCCAGCGCGTGTTCAATACGCCCCTGATGGTCGATCCCGCCAAGGCGCTGGCCTTCCTGACCGGGCTGGGCCCCCGGATCACCGGGCGGGAAGTCAGCATCGAGGGGCTGGAAATCGCGACCGAAGATCGGGATGCAGCCAGCCTGCCCGCCCGGGCGTCGCTCTTTGGGGACGACCTTACAACCCGTCAGGCACGGAACGGAAGCCAGCCCTTCGCGGTGGTGGACGGGATCGCCGTCATCGAGATCGCGGGCACTCTGGTGCATCGCGGGGCATGGATCGGGCAATCCTCCGGTCTGACCTCCTATGAGGGCATCGCCGCCCAGCTGCAGGCGGCAATCTCCGACCCCGCCATTCGTGGCATTGCCCTCGACATCGACAGCTTCGGCGGCGAAGTCGCGGGTGCCTTCGACCTCGCCGACCGCATCCGGGCCGTGCGTCAGGTCAAACCCGTGCAGGCTTTCGTCGCGGATCACGCGCTGTCCGCAGCCTATGCGCTGGCCTCCCAGGCCGACCGGATCATCCTGCCCCGCACCGGCGCAGTCGGCAGCATCGGTGTCGTGGCCATGCACAGCGACATGAGCGGGGCGCTGGACCAGAAGGGCATCGCAGTGACGCTGATCCACGCAGGCGCCCGCAAGGTCGATGCGAACCCTTACCAGCCCCTGCCCGAGGCAGTCCGCGACCGGATCGCGGGCGAGTTGGAGGACCTGCGGCAGCTCTTCGCCGAAACCGTCGCCGAAGGGCGCGGCCGACGCCTGGACGCCCTACGGGCGCTGGGCACCGAGGCCGCCGTCTTCCGCGGCGAGGCGGCTGTCTTCGCCGGTCTCGCCGACGAAGTGGCCGATCCCGTCACCGCCTTCCGCGCTTTCGCCGCCGCACCCCGCGGCACAACCACCCTCAAATCCAACCCCAAGGGAAAGGGCCCGATGATGACCACTGCCCGAGAAGACCATGCGCAGCCTGCGACCGCGCCTGCTGCCAGCACCCCGCCGGAACCGGCCCCGCCCGCGGCAAGCGCGTCGCCGCAAACCGCGGCGGCCGCCATGTCGCCCGAGGCGATCCGCGCCGAGGCGGCCGAGGTCGCGCAGGTCTGTGCGCAGGCCGCGCGCCTTGGCATCCAGATCGACGCCGCAGACGCGGTCGCCAAGGGCGTGAAGCCGGAAGCGTTGCGCGCCAAGGTCCTGGCCGATCTTGCCGCGCGCAGCGATGCCGCAGGCATCATCGCCACTGCCCCAGCGGCTGGCACGAAGGAAAGCCCCATCGTCGCGGCCGCGAAAAAGTCGGCCGCCGCCTCGCGCTGATCCAGGCGCATCCCATCCCCCAACATCCTGGAGACCGAACCATGCCCGTCCTGACGGAACCGCCCAGCATGGGCGACGTCCTCAAATATGAGGTCAACCCGAACTACACCCGCGAGGTGATCACCCTGCTCGCGGGCATGCCCTATCCCGTGGGCGCCGTCCTCGGCCGCATCACCGCCAGCGGCAAATACAAGCTCACGACCAGCGGCGGCACCGATGGCGCGCAGACTGCCACGGCCGTCCTCCTCTATGCCGTCGATGCGACATTGGCCGATGCCGTGGGCATCGTCGTCGCCCGCGGCCCCGCCATCGTCTCGCGCGCAGCGCTGGCCTACGACGCCACCGTCGATGATGCCGCAAAGATCACCACCAAGATCGGCCAGCTGGCCGCGGTCGGCATCGTCGCCCGCGACGGCGTCTGACGCCGCTCACCCGGCCGCGCCAAACACTTCATCCCCCGGAGCCCCACCATGACCCTCGTCCGCAATCCCTTCGACGCTGGCGGCTATTCGCTGGCAGAGATGACGCAGGCCATCAACATCCTGCCCAACCTCTATACCCGCCTCGCCCAGATCGACCTCTTCCGCTTCGAAGGGGTCAGCCAGCGCTCGGTCATCATCGAGCAGTACGAAGGCGTCCTCAGCCTGCTGCCTTCCGTCCCCCTCGGCGGCCCCGCCACGGTCGGCACCCGCGAGGGCCGGTCCATGCGATCCTTCGCCCTGCCGTGGATCCCGCATGACGACGTGGTCCTGCCTGCCGACATCCAGGGACAGCCCGCGCTGGGCGGCGCGTTCGATGCGGCCGATCCCCTCGTGGAGGTAATGAACCGCAAGCTTCTGCTGATGCGCCGCAAGCATGCCCAGACGCGGGAATACATGGAGATGAACGCGCTCCGCGGCATCGTGAAGGACGGGGCCGGGACGACCCTCTACAACTACTTCACGGAATTCGGCCTGGCGCAAATCTCGGTGGACTTCGTGCTGGGCACCGCAGGCACGAACGTGCAGGGAAAGGTCCGCGAGGTGCTGCGCGCCATCGAGGACAATCTGCTGGGCGAGGCGATGACCAGCGTCCATGCGCTGGTCAGCCGGGAGTTCTTCGACAAGCTGATCGCGCACCCGAAGACGGAAGAGGCTTACAAGTTCTACGCCTCGACCGGCGCCCAGCCCCTGCGCGAGGACGTGCGCCGCAACTTCCCCTTCGGCGGGATCCTCTTCGAGGAATACTCGGGCACGGTGACCCTCTCGACCAAGACCACCGAACGGCTGGTCCCGGCGAACGAGGGGATCGCCTTCCCGCTCGGCACGATGGACACTTTCACCACCTATGGCGGCCCGGCGAACCTGCTGGAAACCGCCAACACCATCGGCCTGCCGCTCTATGCGCGTCAGCATCTCGACGAAAAGGGCCGCTGGATCGACGTCATGACGGAGGCCTCGATCCTGCCGGTCAACAAGCGGCCGCGGCTGGCGATCCGCCTGCATACGTCAAACTGACGGACCCACCCATGTCCGTCTTTGCCGCCGCCATGGACCGCATCTTCACCCAGGCTGACATGGCGGCCCCGGCCCTCTGGATCTCGGCCACCACCTCCGAGGAACGCCCGATCCGCATCATCCGCCGCGCCCCGGATCGCGTGACCGACTTCGGCGCTGGCCGGTTCGTCAGCGACACGACGGTGGTGGATGTCCGTGTGGCAGACCTGCCCGCCCCGCGTCCGGGCGACGTGATCGTCATCGGCGCGGACAGCCATGTCATCCAGGGGGAACCGCTGAGGGATCGCGAACGGCTGATCTGGACGCTGGACCTGAGGCCAGCATGAGGCTTAAGCTGGAAATCAGCCCCGACCTCGCCGCCCTGATGCAGGCGGAAATCGCTGCCGGTGAAAAGGCCGTCACCAGCGCCATGCGCGAGGCGGGCGCGAGCCTGAAAGTCGCCTGGCGCGGCCAGATCACCGGCGCAGGCCTCGGCAAACGGCTCGGCAATTCGATCCGGCTGGCCACCTATCCCAAGGGCGGCGAAAGCCTGAACGCCGCAGCGCTGGTCTGGTCGAACGCGCCGGTGATCGTCGGCGCGCATGACACCGGGCCGCTGATCCGGTCGCGCAACGGGTTCTGGCTGGCCATCCCGACCCCCGCCGCTGGCAAATCCACCCGCGGCGGACGGATCACCCCCGGCGAATGGGAACGCCGCACGGGGCTGCGGCTGCGCTTCATCTACCGGCGCAGGGGTCCGAGCCTGTTGGTGGCCGAGGGGCGGCTGAACAGCAAAGGGCGCGCGGTGGCATCGCGCGCCAAGACCGGTCGCGGGCTGACGACGGTACCGATCTTCCTGCTGGTGCCGCAGGTCAAGCTGCGCAAGCGGCTGGACCTCGCGCGGGATGCGGAGCGGGCCATCGACGGCGTGCCGGGGCGGATCGTGGCGGGGTGGGAAAGGCTCTAAGTCTCGTCGATAGCCAAGGCTTCAGCTTTGGGTCCACAGCCTCGATGTATCAACCCCGGCTCCTTCCAATCTGGACCTCGCTGCTTCCAACACCGCAGGTTCGAAGTGGCTGGCATGCTTGAGAACAAGCGCTTCTCCGGTTAGCTCCGGCAATCCTCGCTCGATCAGCATGTTGAAACCGTCCGTTGGTGCCTTGCTGACCGCAAAATCGATCAACGTCTGCATTACACCCACCCGGTCGATCTTCTGTCGGGTGCGCGAAAGCCTGACTGTCTTGCCGCGTTCATCTCGCAGGATTTCTTCGAAGGCGTGGATCGTCTTCCAGAAGTCATGCTCGATGCTGCCGGGTGCCTCTTCGGGCAGGATTTCGACCAACCGCCTGAATGCCGCCTCTTCGACCTCGGGGACGCCCAGCCGCTGTGCGTTTTCGCGCAGGGTCCGAAGTTTTGCCGGATCGGTGGCAACAGCAATCGATGCGAGGACTTTCTTGTGGTCGGCCATGGGTCAACTCCGCGCAATGCGTGACGAGGCGGAAGTCCCCAACTTCAAGAGCGTATAGCTCTTGATGGGCTGGTCCTTGACGAACGCTCGACGTGGCTTTCCGGAGTCGTCCAGCAACGGTTCCGCGTCGATGGCGTGCTTGATGTACCAGCCGAGATACATGTTCAGCGGCGTCTTCTTGGGCGCGCCATCGGTCAAGGCAGGAGCACCAATGACCTCCTCATAAAGCGCTCGAGAGGCCGGATCGGCCATCAACTCGCCGAACACCGTCAGCGTGAAGTGTTCATCGAACCGGCCGGAATTGAAGACATCACGAGCTTTCTGCTGTGCGACCGAATAGAGCGCTTTGGTATCGTCCAATTCTTTTTGCCGCTCCGCAGAAAGGTAAGGATAGACCGCATCTTCAAGAGCACGCTGCATGAACGCAGATGGATCGATGCCTGCCTCGGCCGACAGTTTCTGGATCAGTTCGTGAATGTCGGTTTTCAGGCGGAATGAAACCCGGGTCGTATTTTCGGAAACCATCGCGAATCTCCACAAGGTGCGAACACCTGTGAAACTACCCGATGCACCCTCGCCCGTCAACAGGGTGCGGACACATGTGAGAAAGAATGGCCACCCGCGAAACAGTCCTCGCCGCGCTGCATGCGCGGCTTCAGCCGCTGGCCGCCCTCGCCCTGCGCGACGAGGTGCTGCCTGAGCGGATCCCCTCGGCCGGGCTAATCATCCTGCGCGACGGCCAGCCGGGCGAGCCGGAAGTGACGCTGTCACCGCTGCGCTACCACTACCAGCACCGCGCTGACTTGGAGGTTGTCGTCCAGGCGGGCACCGGCCGGGCCAGCGCCTTCTATGACCTGATCGCCGCCATCGGCACAGCGCTGGAAGCTGACCGGACGCTGGGCGGCCTCTGCGACTGGGTCGAGCCCGAGGCCCCGGCCTCGGTCGATCTGCCCGTCGAGGGCGCAGCAGCCCTGAAGGCGGCGGTGATCACCGTCGTCCTGCATTACACGACGACCGGCCCTCTGGCCTGACACCCTCACATAGGAGACCCCCATGGCACGCGCACACGGCGCGCGGGCGCAGATGGCGCTTGCGTTCGAAACCGTCTACGGCACCCCGCCCGCCAGCGGTTATCGGCTGATGCCTTTCGCCCGCACCACACTGGGCGCGGAACAGCCGCTGTTGAACAGCGAACTGCTGGGCTACGGCCGCGATCCCCTCGCGCCCATCAAGGATGCCGTCACCGCCGATGGCGAGGTGGTGGTGCCGATCGATGTGGAGGCCTTCGGCTTCTGGCTGAAGGCGGCTTTCGGCGCCCCGACCACCACGGGGACCACGCCGAAGACCCACACTTTCCAGTCGGGCAACTGGTCCCTGCCTTCCATGGCCATCGAAGTCGCCATGCCCGAAGTGCCGCGGTTCGCGATGTATGCGGGCTGCGTCATGGACCAGCTTTCGTGGCAGATGAGCCGGTCAGGGCTGCTGACCGCCACCGCACGGCTGATCGCGCAGGGCGAGGCCATCGCTGCAACCACGGCCACAGGCACGCCGACCGCGCTGGGCCTGCAGCGCTTCGGCCATTTCAACGGGGTGGTGAAGCGCAACGGCACCGCCTTGGGCAATGTGGTCTCGGCCGAGATCACCTATGCCAACGGCCTCGACCGGATCGAGACCATCCGCAACGACGGAAAGATCGAGGGCGCCGATCCCGGCATGGCCGCACTGACCGGCAGGATCGAGGTGCGCTTCGCCGATAGCGCCCTCGTCACACAAGCCATCGACGGCACGCCTTGCGAGCTGGAGTTCGCCTACAGCCTTGGCGCGAACGCCAGCCTCACCTTCACGGCCCACGCCGTCTACCTGCCTGTCCCGCGGATCGAGATCCCCGGGCCGCAGGGCATCCAGGCCAGTTTCGACTGGCAGGCCGCTAAAGCCACCAGCCCCGCCCGCATGTGCACCGCCGTCCTCGTCAACACCGTCACGGGATACTGATCATGATCCGTCTGAACCTGTCGAACCGGCCCGAATGGCTGGACCTCCTGCCCGGCCTGCGCGTCCTGGTGGCGCCCCTGACCACGGCGCTGATGGTCTCGGCCCGGGCCGATCCCGCCATCGATGGCCTGTCAGAAACCTCCAGCCAGGAGGACATGGCGCTGGCCATGGCCAAGGCCGTCGCCCGCCGCGCGGTGCTGGAATGGGAAGGCGTCGGCGACGATGACGGCAACCTCGTGCCCGTCAGCCCGGCCGGGATCGACGCCCTTCTCGAAATCTGGCCAGTCTTCGAGGCCTTCCAGGCGCAATATGTCGCCCGCGGCCTGATGCTGGATCAGGAAAAAAACGTCTCCGCGCCCTCGCCGACTGGTCCTTCGGCGGGGGCGACGGCTACTGCGCGGCCTGCGCAGGCCCCTGCCCCGACTGCCCCGCAAGACTGAACCGGCCGCAAACCGTCGAGGGCTGGCAGGTCTGGGACCTGACCCAGCGCCTCGGTGGCCAGCTGCGCATCGCACCGGGGGCCGTCATCGGATGGGACATGGGCGCCGCGCTTTCACTGGCAGAGGCGCTGGGCGTCAACGCCCTGATCGCCGCGGAACTGCTGCCTGAGGTCGAGGCGGTGATGGTGCGCAAACTCAACGAGCAGATGGAAGGACGCCGCAATGGCTGAGAAGAAGGTCTCCGTCCGCCTCGTGGCGGAGGGCGGACGCCGCGTGCGCGCGGAACTGGAAGGGGTGGGCGAAGCCGGGGCGAAGGGCTTGGGCCGTCTGTCGCGCGAGATGGAACTGGCGAACACGCGTCTAGCCAGCTTCGCCCGTCGGGCGGGGCTTGCCCTCGGTGCAGCGGCGGCGGCCGCTACGGCTTCCCTCGGCCTGATCGTCCGCTCCACCGCCGAAAGCGCCGCGCAGATCCGTCAGTTCGCGCAGGTCGCCAATGCCACGCCCGAGGCGTTGCAGCGCTGGTCGGCAGGGGCGCGGACTGTGGGTATCGAGCAGGAGAAGCTGGCCGACATCCTGAAGGACGTGAACGACCGCGTCGGTGATTTCCTGCAGACCGGCGGCGGGCCGATGGCGGATTTCTTCGAGAATGTCGCCCCGCGCGTGGGTGTGACGGCCGATCAGTTCGCGCGGCTATCGGGGCCAGAGGCGCTGCAGCTATACGTCGACACGCTGGAGCGGGCTGGCCTTAGCCAGCAGGAGATGACCTTCTATCTGGAGGCCATGGCCTCGGACGCCACACGCCTGCTGCCGCTTCTGCGCAACGGTGGGGCGGAGATGGCGCGACTTGGCGAGCAAGCCTCCGACCTTGGCGCGGTTCTGGATGGTGACGCCCTCGAAGCCCTGCGCCGCACGCAACTGGCGCTGGGCACCGTATCCCTCGTCTTCGACGGCCTCCGGAACCGCATCGCCGTGGCCGTGGCACCGACCATCGAGGCGCTGGCCAATACCTTCGTGGCCCTTGCGTCCGATGGCGGTATCCTGCGCTCGGCCATCGACACCCTGATCGGCAACCTCGGGCGTCTGGCGTCCTATGCCGCGGCATTCGCCGCCGTCATGGCTGGGCGCTGGGTGGCGGGACTTGCCGCTGCGGCCCTCTCCGTGCGCGGCCTGGCCACCGCTTTGGTGTTCCTGCGCGGCGCTCTGATCCGGACCGGCATCGGGGCGCTGATCGTCGGCGCGGGAGAACTGGTCTACCAGTTCTCGCAGCTGGTGGCCCGGGTCGGCGGTGTGGGCGAGGCGTTTCGCCTCCTCAGCGATCTGGCCCGGGAGGTGTGGTCGCGCATCGGCCTGTCGCTGGACGCCGCCCTCGCGCGGATGGCGGCCGGATGGGAGGGGCTGAAGGCGGCGGGCCTCTCGGCGCTCGAAGGCACTATCGCAGGCGTCGTAAGCTTCGGCGACCGGACAGCCGCGATCTTCCAGGGGGCTTATGACGCCGCCGTCGCGATATGGGGCAGTCTGCCGGGTGCCATCGGCGACTTCGCCTTCCAGGCTGCAAACGGGCTGATCTCGGGCGTCGAGGCGATGCTGAACGGCGTCGTCACCCGCATCAACAGCTTCATCGAGACTCTGAACGCGGCCCTTGCTCTGTTGCCTGAGTGGGCCACGGGCGAAGGCGGGGTGCGGATCGGCATCCTCGACCCGGTGGAACTGGGGCGTATCGGCAATCCGTTCGAAGGAGCCGCGACCGCTGCTGGTGCCGCCGCCGCGGATGCCTTCTCGGCTGCGCTGTCGCGGACCTATCTCGACCCACCCGATCTCGGGCTCGGTTCGATGGTCGACGATGCCCGCGCCCGGGCCGACGGCTATCGCGAGGCGGCCGGAATGCTCGTCGATGCTGCCGGTCGGCCATTGGCCAGCTGGCAGGCGCTGAAGGATGCGGTGACTGGCACGGGGACGGAGGCGGAGATCGCGCTGGCGGATGCGGCTGGCGCGGCCGATGCCCTGACAGCCGGGCTGAACGACACCGCCACCGCCGCCGAGGGTGCGGGCGGTGCCGCACGCGAGGCCGGGGCTGCGGCCGCCGAGGGCGCGGACGCGGCCCTGACCGGCTGGCAGGCCGTCACCGCCGCACTTGCCGACTATGCCGCCAAGGCGCGCGACATCGGTGGGGATATCGGCGGCGCTCTGGTGGGGGCCTTCCAGAGCGCCGAGAATGCCATCGGTGACTTTGTGAAGACCGGCAAACTCGATTTCCGCGATCTGGTCACGTCGATGATCGCCGATCTGGCGAAGCTCGCGGCACGTCGCTTCATCCTCGGCCCGATTGCGAACGCCCTTTCCGGGGCTCTGGGCGGGGCGGGTGGGATTTTCGCGAACATCCTGCATGCGGGCGGGATGGTCGGTGCCCCTGGTCCCGGACGCATGGTCCCGGCGCTGGCCTTTGCCAATGCGCCGCGCATGCATTCCGGCGGCTGGGCCGGGCTGCGACCCGACGAGGTTCCCGCGATCCTGCAACGCGGGGAGCGTGTGCTGTCGCGCCGGGAAGCCTCGGGCTACGGCCAGGCGGGCGCCTCGACCGTCAACATCACGATCAACGCCCGCGACGCCGAAAGCTTCCGCCAGTCCCGGACGCAGGTCGCCAGCGACATCGCCCGTGCCGTCTCGCTGGGCCGGAGGGGGATGTGATGGCCTTTCACGAGGTCCGCTTTCCGGACAACATCAGCCGCGGGGCGCGGGGCGGTCCCGAACGCCGCACCCAGATCGTCGAGCTGGCGAGCGGGGCCGAGGAGCGCAACGCCAGCTGGGCCAACAGCCGCCGCCGCTATGATGTCACCTACGGCATCCGCCGCGCCGACGATCTGGCGGCGGTCGTCGCCTTCTTCGAGGCCCGCAACGGCCGCCTGCACGGCTTCCGTTTCAAGGACTGGGCCGATTTCAAGTCCTGCCTTCCATCGCAAACGCCGGGGCCAGCCGATCAGCCGATCGGCGCCGGGAACGGGGCGGCCACTCTGTTCCAGCTGACCAAGCGCTATACCTCCGGCGCGCAGTCCTGGACCCGCGCCATCACAAAGCCCGTCGCGGGAACCGTCACCATCGCCCTGAACGGTACGCCCCAAGCCTCCGGCTGGTCGGTCTCGACCGCGACGGGCTTGGTGACCTTCACCACCGCCCCGGCCTTGGGCGTCGCCATCACCGCAGGCTTCGAATTCGACGTCCCCGTCCGCTTCGACACCGACGCCCTCGACGTCACCCTCGACCTCGAACGCCTCGGCTCCATCACCTCGATCCCCCTAGTGGAAATCCGCACATGAAGTCCCTGAACGCCGCTTTGCAGGCCCATCTCGACGAGGGGACGACGACGCTGGCGTGGTGCTGGCGCATCACCCGCGCCGATGGCGTGACCTTCGGTTTCACCGACCACGACCGGACGCTGGCGTTCGACGGCACCGAGTTCGAACCGGAAAGCGGGCTGACAGCCTCCGAGGTGCGGTCGGGGTCGGACCTGTCCGTCGACGCGCAGGATGCCCAAGGGGTGCTGTCGTCAGATCGGATCACCGAGACCGACATCCTCGATGGCCGATGGGACAATGCAGCGGTCGAGGTCTGGCGCGTGAACTGGTCGGCCCCGGCGCAGCGCGTACTCCTTCGACGCGGGGCCATTGGCCAGATCCGGCGCGGGCGGCTCGCCTTTGTGGCCGAGGTGCGCAGCCTCGCCCATGTGCTCGGCCAGACGGTCGGGCGGACGTTCCAGGCCAGCTGCGATGCCGCGCTGGGCGATGCGCGCTGCGGCGTGAACCTCGAGGCCCCAGCCTTCAAGGGCAGCGGCGCGGTCATCGATGTGCTGCGCGAGCGGGCCTTCACGGCATCGGGCCTCGCCAGTTTCGCGGCGGGCTGGTTTGCCTTCGGCCTCGTCGAATGGTCGACCGGCGCGAATGCCGGGCGGCGGGTCGAGGTGCTGTCGCACGACCTCGTCGACGGGGTGGCGATCGTGACCCTGCTGGAAGCGCCAGTGCGCCCGATCACAGCGACGGATGCCTTCGTGGTCCGGGCGGGCTGTGACAAGCGGAACGCCACTTGCGGCACGAAGTTCGCCAATGTCGCCAACTTCCGGGGGTTCCCGCACATCCCCGGGCAGGATGCAGTCCTGCGTTACGCGACGAAGGACGGCGGCCATGAGGGAGCGGTGTTGTGAAGACCGCCGATCCATCCCTGGTCATCGCCGTTGCGCGGTCCTGGCTTGGCACGCCCTATCACGACCAGGCCAGCTTGCGCAGAGTCGGCTGCGACTGCCTCGGCCTCGCGCGCGGTGTCTGGCGCGAGGTCGTCGGGCCGGAACCGTTCCCGATCCCGCCCTACAGCCGGGATTGGGGCGAGACCGGGCCGAGGGAGGTGCTGGCGCAGGGCGCGCGACGCATGATGCCGGAAATCGCACCCGCAGATGCACCACCCGGCGCGCTGGTCCTGTTCCGGATGATGCCGCGCGCCATCGCCAAGCATGTCGGGATCCTCACCGGCCCCGACACTTTCCTTCACGCCTACGAACGGCTGGGCGTGATCGAGGAACCGCTGACACCAGCATGGCGACGCCGCATCGCCTTCGCTTTCGTCTTCCCCGCACGCTGACCACCACAACCCTTCGAACCCTGAGTTTCCGCAATGGCCACGCTTGTCCTCGGCGCTGTCGGTTCCGCCATCGGCGGGGCATTCGGCGGCGCGATCCTCGGCTTCTCTGGCGCCGCCATCGGTGGCTTCATCGGCTCGACCATCGGTTCGGTCGTCGACAGCTGGATCGTGTCCTCGCTGGCTCCGGAGCAGAAGATCGAGGGCCAGCGCCTCGACAGCTTGCGCATCACGTCCGCGACCGAGGGGGCGATCATCCCGCGCCTCTACGGTCGCATGCGCATCGGTGGCAACATCATCTGGGCCACGGATTTCCGCGAGGAGACGAAGACCACGACGCAAGGCGGCGGCAAGGGCGGTGGCGGCGGGAAGGTCCGGACCACCGAATACCTCTACTACGCCAGCTTCGCGGTCGCGCTCTGCGAGGGTCCGATCACCGGCATCGGGCGCATCTGGGCGGATGGCAAACCACTCGACATGACCGGCATCACCTGGCGCTGGTATCCCGGCAACGAGACCCAGACGGCCGATCCGTTCATCGCGGCGAAGATGGGGGCCGCCAGCACCCCCGCCTACCGTGGGACAGCCTATGTCGTCTTCGAGGAGCTGCCGCTCTCGACCTACGGCAACCGCCTGCCGCAACTGTCCTTCGAGGTGTTCCGGCCGCTCGCGGATCCCGACACCGCCGAGGGGCTGGTCAAGGCGGTGACGATGATCCCGGCCTCTGGCGAGTTCACCTATGCGACGGAAGCGGTCCGCAAGACGGTGGGCGCCACGACCACGGTCTTCGGCCAGACCACCGGCGGGACGACCTCGGCCGAGAACCTGAACGCGCTGCCCGACGAGACCGACATCGTCGTGGCCCTCGATCGGCTGCAGGCCATGGCCCCGGCCGTGGAAAGCGTCAGCCTCGTCGTCGCCTGGTTCGGCAACGACCTGCGCGCGGGCAACTGCACCATCAAGCCCGGCGTGGAGGTGGCGACCAAGGTCACCAGCCCCAAGGTCTGGACGGTCAATGGGGTCTCCCGCGCTGCAGCCCATCTCGTCAGTCGCGACGTCGAGGATAGGCCGGTCTATGGCGGCACGCCTGCCGACTTCGCGGTGGTGCAGGCGATCCGCGAGATGAAGGCGCGCGGGCTGCGTGTGACCTTCTATCCCTTCCTGCTGATGGACGTGCCGCTAGGCAATACACTGCCCAACCCCTATTCGATCAACGCCGCCACGCCCGGCCAGCCCAGCTTCCCCTGGCGGGGCCGGATCACCTGTTCCCCGGCGGCAGGCTATGCCGGGACCGCGGACAAGACCGCCGCTGCGGCGACACAGGTCTCCAGCTTCTTCGGCGCGGCCACCCCGGCGCAGTTCGCAGTATCGGGCGACAACGTGAACTGGACCGGCCCTGCGGGTGACTGGGGCCTGAGGCGCATGATCCTGCACTACGCCCATCTCTGCGCGGTGGCGGGCGGCGTCGATGCCTTCCTGATCGGCACCGAGATGCGGGGCCTGACCACGATCCGTTCCAGCGCCAGCGCCTATCCGGCCGTGACCGCCTTCAAGGCGCTGGCGGCGGATGTGAAAGCCATCCTCGGAGCGGGCACGAAGGTCGGCTACGCCTCCGACTGGTCGGAATACTTCGGCCACCAGCCGGGAGACGGCACGGGCGATGTTTATTTCCACCTCGACCCGCTCTGGTCGGACGCCAACATCGATTTCATCGGCATCGACAACTACATGCCGCTGTCGGACTGGCGCGACGGCTTCGGCCATGCCGATGCGCTGCAGGGTTGGCCCGCGATCCATGACCGGGGATACCTGCAGACCAACATCGCCGGTGGCGAGGGCTTCGACTGGTTCTACGCCAGCGCCGCCGACCGCTCGGCCCAGATCCGCACACCAATCACCGATGGCGCTGCAGGCAAGCCGTGGGTGTTCCGCTACAAGGATCTCGCCGCCTGGTGGTCGAACCCGCATTTCAACCGGCCGGGCGGGGTGGAGAGCGGCACGCCCACCGCATGGGTGCCGCAGTCGAAGCCGGTCTGGTTCACCGAACTGGGGTGCCCCGCCATCGACCGGGGCACGAACCAGCCGAACGTGTTCTTCGACCCGAAGTCGTCGGAGAGCTTCACACCCTACTTCTCGCGCGGCTGGCGCGACGACGCCATCCAGCGCGCCTACCTCGAGGCCAGCTATCTCTGGTGGGGCGAGAGCACGAACAACCCGACGTCGTCGGTCTATGGCGGCCGGATGGTCCATGTCCCCGAATGCGCCGCCTGGACCTGGGACGCGCGGCCCTATCCGTTCTTTCCGGAACTGACCGGCGTCTGGACGGACGGGCCGAACTGGCGACTTGGCCACTGGCTGACCGGGCGGCTGGGCGCGGTTTCGCTGGCCGCCCTCGTGCGCCACCTCTGCCTGCGCGCTGGGCTGGCGGAAGACCTCATCGACGTCTCCGGCCTCTGGGGCGCGGTCGAGGGCTATGTGATCGGCGCACTCGAAAGTCCGCGCGCCTCGATTTCCACGCTGGCCCGCCACTTCGGCTTCGACGCCATCGAGACCGAGGGCGTGATCCGCTTCGTTATGCGCGGGCGGGCATCGGTCGCCGCGCTGGCCATCGATGATCTCGTCGCCATTCGTGACGGCGAGGCCTTCGAACTGACACGCGCGCAGGAGACAGAGCTGCCCGAGGCCCTGAAGTGGCAGGTCGCGCGGGCGGACGAAGATTATGACGCGGCGCTGGTCGAGGCTCGGCGCATCACCGTCGACACCACCCGCATCTCCTCGGAAAGTTTCCCGATGGCGATCCCGCCAGAAGAGGCCGAACGCCGCTGCCGTCGCGCGCTGATGGAAGCTTGGATCGGCCGGGAAAGCGCCACCTTCCGCCTACCGCCCTCAAAGCTGGCCCTCGACCCCGCCGACGTGATCCGGCTCGCCCATGATGGCCGCGAAGTGGAATTCCGGCTGGTGTCCGTCGCCGATGCCGAAGCGCGCGGGATCGAGGCGGTGCGGCAAGATCGAGCCGCCTACGATCTTCCACCCGGCGATCCGCGCCCGGCCTCGCTCGCCAGCCCTGTCGTCTTTGGCACACCGGAAGTGGTGATGCTGGACCTGTCGCAGGTGAGCGAGGACCAGCCCGCGCATCGACCCCTGATCGCTGCCCATGCTAGCCCCTGGCCGGGCGAGATCGCGGTCTTCCGCAGCGCCTCGACGGACGGGTTCGCGCTGCTGACGACCTTCGGCGGTCGCGCGCGTATCGGCACGCTGGCCTTCGATTTCTATTCGGGCCCCACCTCACGCTTCGATCTGGGCAACGCGCTGGTCGTCGATCTGCTGTCGGGGACGCTCGAGAGCGTGACCGACGTCGCTCTCTTCGGCGGGGCAAATGCCCTCGCGGTCGAGACTTCGGCCGGGGTGTGGGAAATCGTCCAGGCAGGCGCGGCCGAGCTGATCGCCCCCGGCCGCTACCGACTGACCCGCCTCCTGCGCGGTCAGCGCGGGACCGAGCACGCGATAGGCAACCCGGCCCCGGCCGGAGCGCGGGTCGTAGTGCTGGATGCAACGCTGGCATCGCTGCCCATCGCCGAGGCTGACCTTGGCTTGCCGTGGAACTGGCGCGTGGGCCCGGCCGCGCGCGCGGTCAGCGATGCGAGCTACGCCGCACTGGGCTTCACCCCGACCGGGCGGGGCCTTGTCCCCTTCGCCCCGGTCCATGTCGCGCAGCCGTGGCGCACGGCCCGCAACCCGGGCGATCTGACCATCCGCTGGACGCGCCGGTCCCGCGCGCTGGTGGCCGATGCCTGGGAACAGGTCGAGGTGCCATTGGCCGAAGACCTGGAAAGCTACGACGTCCAGATCCTCGACGGGGCCACCATCAAGCGCACGCTCACCGGCAGCACAACCTTCGTCCTCTACACCGCCGCCGAGCAGACCGCCGATTGGGGCGCACCGCTCGGGCCCAGCCAGACGCTGGCCATCCGCATCTTCCAGCTCTCGAACCGCCTCGGCCGCGGCACGCCTGCGGCCGTCACGCTGCAATTCTGACCCCAACCCACGGGAACCCCCATGTCCGAAACCACCACCCATCTGGGCCTGCCCTACCTTCTGGCCGCGCAGGCGCAGAAGCACGTCACGCACAACGAGGCGCTGCGCCTGCTCGATGCCATGGTGCAGCTGTCGGTCCTCGACCGCACGCGGACTGCACCGCCCGCAAGCCCCGCCGACGGCAACCGGCACCTGGTGGCCTCCGGAGCGACCGGCATCTGGGCCGGGTGGGATCTGAACATCGCCTTCTGGGTGGACGGCGCGTGGATCCGGCTGGTGCCGCGCACCGGCTGGCTCGTCTGGGTCGCGGCCGAGGGCCTGTTCCTCGTCTGGACCGGCAGCGCCTGGGAGGTCGTGGGCGAGCCGCGCGACGTCTCGGACGCGGTGTTCAGCCTGGTGAACGACGTCGATCCGACGAAGAAGGCGACCTTCTCGCTGGCGGGGATCGCAACGGGCACGACCCGCAGCTTCACGCTGCCCAATACCTCGTCAGAACTGGCAATCCTCGCGGGCACTCAGACCTTTACCGGCAACAAGACTTTCTCGGGCACGCTGACCGCTTCCGGGACGGTGACCACATCCGGAGCAACAGCCACCATCGGCACGTCCACCGGCACCGCGACCTATGGCATGGGGACAGGGGCCACGACGACGGGCGTGACCAAGACCGTCAACCTCGGAACTGGTGGCGCGTCGGGATCGACCACCGTCGTGAACATCGGCTCCGCCTCCGCCGGAGCGGGTGGGACGACGGTCATCAACACGCCGACCGTCACCTTCGCCAATGCCGTCACGCAGGTCGGCATGCCGCAAGCAAACCTGACGGCGCAGCTGCTCGGCCTCGGCGGAGCGACGGCCGACAGCTACAACCGGCTCTCGGTCAACACGCCCGCGGTCCTGCTGAACAACGCGGGTGCCGGGATCGAGGCGACGGTGAACAAGGCGGCCCCGGCGAACGATGCCGCCTTCGCGTTCAAGACCGGCTTCTCGGCCCGCGCCCTGATCGGCCTCCTTGGCAACGATGACTTCAGCTTCAAGGTCAGCCCGGATGGCTCGGCCTTCTTCGATGCCTTTAGGGTCGACCGCACCAGCGGTCAGGTAGAACTGCCGCAGCCCACGGTCTTGCCAGGTCTGGCCGCAGCGCCATCGCCGCCGCCCGCAGGCAAGGCCGCCCTCTATGCGCGCAACCGCGCCGGGGCGCCGTGGATCGACGTGATGCGCCCCTCTGGCCGGGACTTTCCGCTCCAGCCGCATTTCGGGGTGAACCGGATCGCGAACTGGGCGCCTTCGACCGGCACGACGATCACCAGCGAAGGCCTGCCGATCACTTCGGTCGGCACCGTCTCGCACCCGACGCTGGCCGCCACGAACCTTGCAGCCTCCATGCGGCGCTGGCGCCTGACCTCGGCGGCCGTCGTGGACTCGGTGGCCGATCAGCGCTCCGCAGGCTGGGCCTGCTGGCGCGGCAACGCGGCGGGCTTTGGTGGCTGGACCTTCGTCACGCGCCTGTCCCTCACGACTCTGCAAGCAACGGGCATGGGTTTTTTTGGCCTCTACGGGTCGACCGCCGCACTGGCCACCACCCTGACGCTGGCCGCCGTAGTGAACTGCATCGGCATCGGCTTCCAGCGCGGCACGCATGCCAACTGGCAGCTGGTCCGCAACGACGGTACCGGCGCGCCGACGCTGACCGACATGGGCGCGAGCTTCGCCATCGCCACGGGTGGCGTTCTGACCCTGTTCATTGCCGCGCCGCCGAACGGGTCATCCGTCTGGGTGCGAGTTGTGGACGAAGTTTCCAGCGCGGTCTTCGAGCAGGAGATCACCGCCGACCTGCCCGCCGCGACGCAGTTCCTGTCGCCGCGGCTGTTTCTCAACACCGGGGCGACAGCCGGAGCCGTCGTCTACGACTGCGCCGGGGTCTACCTGGAAACCGATTTCTGAACCTCATGACCGCGAAAGGACCATCATGAATGACCAGACCACCCTGACCAGCGAGGTCGCGCGGGCCTTTCGGGACCACGGGATCACCGCCGCACTCACCGCCCTGATCGGCGGCACCATCGCCCTGATCGCGGCGATCACGCGCAAGGCCTTCACCAACGAGGCGCTCTTGGACCGCCTCGACCGGGAACTGATCGCCGACCGGGACCGGATCGACCGTCAGCGCAGCGAGGACCGCAAGGCCGATGGCGACCGCCTCGACCGCATCGAGACCGACATCCGCTCGATGCGGGACATGCTCTTCGACGCCTTCCAGCGCGGCCGATCCGACTGACCGACGAACGACATCACCACCACGACCACATCCCCCGCCCAAGAGGCGGGTTTTTTCATCTGGAGGATCCACCATGCCCACCCTGACCTACCCCCATTGGCGCGATGTGCCCGCACAGGCCTGGCGCTGGCCGAACTTCTCGGCCGCCGAGATTGCCTGCCGCGGCACCGGCGCGATCAAGATCAACACGGACGCCATGGACAAGCTGCAGGCCCTGCGCGACCGCCTCGGCAAGCCGTTGATCATCCGCTCGGCCTATCGCAGCCCGGAGCACAACCGCGCTGTCGGAGGGGCACCGGCCTCGAAGCACATGCAGGGCACGGCCTTCGACATCGCCATGTCGAACCACGATCCCGTGGCCTTCGAGACGGCCGCGAGGGCGGTTGGGTTCCTCGGCTTCGGCTATTACCCCCGCTCCGGCTTCATGCACATCGATCTCGGGCCTGCCCGATCCTGGGGCGATCCTTTCCCGGCGCGGCCCGTTCCCTTTGCCCTGGAACTGCCACCGGCGCGCGAAGTTCTGTCGGAAAGCCGCACCCTGCGCGGTGGCGGTGCGGCGGGTGCAGCCACTGTCGGCGCGGCAGGGGTGGAGGCTGTGAGGGGCGTCCTCGCCGAAACGCAGTCAACGATCCAGCCGCTTGTGCCCTACCTCGACACGCTGCGCTGGGTGCTGATCGTTATCGCGCTGATCGGCATCGCCGTCACCATCTACGCTCGGCTCGATGACTGGAAACGGGGCCAGCGGTGATCGGCTGGCTCCTCACCCATGGCCCGGCGCGCAAGGCGCTGGGCCTGATCCTCGCCGCCGCAGCGATCTTGCTGTTGCTCCTGAACCTGCGCCGCGCTGGCGAACACGCTGGGCGCGCCGCCGAACGGCTTGATGCCCGAGAGAGAAACGATGCCATCCACCGCCAGATGCTCGACGCCGCTGCCCGCCGCCCTCCTGATCGCGATTCTCTGGCTGACCGGCTGCGCGATGGCAGGTTCTGAGACCCGCGCGCCATGTCCGCCCGTGGTCGATTACACCAGTGCGGAGCAGGCGGGCGCCGCCGACGAGGTGGAGGCCCTGCCGGAAGGTGCCGTTCTCGTCCGGATGCTCAGCGACTATGCCGTACTGCGCGATCAGACGCGGGCGTGCAGATGAAACACGGGCCGGGCGAAGCCTCCATAGGAAGCTCGGTCGCCTCGACCGCAGCGCATCGCCCGGCCCGGTTCATGGATTCACGCTGTCAACGAGCGGCAGGGATTCGCAGCGGGTTGATGATGTCAGGTGCGGCCCTGCTTGTCCCGCATGGCGATGGGCACAATTGTGCCCATGCCCGCCACGCCGACGAAGACAAAGACAGAGACAGCATTGGGCAGCGCAATGAGGGCTAGCGGTCGGACGGTGCGACCTCAGGGAGCTTTCCAAATCAGCCGGGCTGAACTATTCTAGACCAAAAATGAAGACCGGCTGGGGCAACGCAGTGTCAAACGCAAAGCAGATACTGGCGATGCTGAGGAGCAAGGCCGAGGGCGACGAGGAGCAGTTCTACTCCATCGCGCTGCAGGTCGCTGCCGGAGAGGCGCGCCAAGGTCATCGTACGACCGCGGAGGAAATTCGCGCAGCCGTGGATGCAGCACGATCACAGCGCGGCACAAAAGCTTCAGTCCCGATCGCGTTTTCGCGACCCCGCGGCGACCTCGACAGCCTCCTTGACCTCAGGGAACCCAGAATTCGGCTTGCCGACGTCGTCCTGAGCTCACCAGTTAGGGCACATCTTGACGCGCTCGTTCTGCAGCAGCAGCGTAGAGACTGGCTTAGAGAACATGGAAAGACGCCCAGTCGGCGCATGTTGTTTGCTGGGCCTCCTGGCTCGGGGAAGACGATGACAGCGGAGGCGCTGGCCGGCGAGCTGAGATTGCCGCTCTTCGTCATCCGCTTGGAAAGCATCATTACTCGTTTCATGGGAGAAACGGCGGCAAAGTTGCGGCTCGTGTTCGACGAGGCGCAGAAACGTCGCGGTGTCTACCTTTTCGATGAGTTTGATGCCGTTGGCAGCAACCGCATGGCGACAAATGACGTTGCCGAGATGCGTCGCGTGCTGAACAGCTTCCTGCAGTTCATGGAAGAGCCTTCCGCCACTGACAGTGTTCTTGTGGCAGCGACCAACCACCCATCGCTTCTTGACCGCGCATTACTCAGGCGCTTCGATGAAGTGCTTCGGTTCGAAATGCCCACGCACGAGGAAGTACGTGCCATCATCAAGGCGCACCTGTCGCCCATGAAGTACCCCAAGCTCGCTTGGAAAACCATTGAGACCGCGGCCAATGGTCTGAGCCAGGCCGAGATTGCCCATGCGGCCGAAGAGGCGGTCAAAGCGGCCATTCTTTCCGAGAGAAATAGCATTTCCACCACCGATCTCTCGCACCAACTTCAGAAGCGGCAGGACATGAAGACAGTGTTTATCGACGACAAGGGTTCCATTGGCTGATTACGAGCACCGACACATTGATCTAAGTGGTTTGGCCGATGTGCGTGACTACAAGTCGCCCGGCAGCACCCCGCGGCAGCGCACTTTGCAGCGAATTCGCGAAGAACATGGCCGCAGGGTCGTTGCAGAGCTCAACGCTGCGTTCAACGTTGCAGATCGTGGCCGCGAAGCGTTGGATCTTCCGGACGGCGCATTTGCACCGGATGGCGTATACATCGAAGTTGAACTTGCACCGTCGGCGGGCCCAACAACGCTTGAGAAGAAGCGCGAAGGCACAAGACAAGGTGCAGTGACGATCTCGGAGAATGGAGCGAGGCGGATTGCGCTTTTCGTTCCAGATGATACCCGCGATGTGTTTGAGGCCGTTTTTCGCGACTACGCGTTCGCTGATGTCGAGCCAGGCGCTGAACCTCCGAAGAAGACTCGTGTCGAGCCGATCGAGCATATTCGGACTGCGCGTCTGCAATCCTTCTGGCGCGATGACCCAGCTGCTTTGCCGGAAGGGGCGCAGGCGGAGATCTGGTGGGCACTTTGGTGCTTCAAGGATCGGCTTGATCGCGTTGAAGACGTAGCGTTGCGACTTGGTCTGACAGTGGGATCAGAAGAGACGCGGCTACAGTTCCCGGAAGTGGTCGTTCTGCCGGTATTCGGTCGGCGCGCAGCAATCGAGCTGCTGCTATTTTCGACTGGTGGTGTCGCGGAAATCAGGCGGGCCACAGACACACCCACGGTTTTCACTGATCAGCTCACTGAGATGGTCAATGACTTTGTCGATGACCTTGCCGAACGGACATCGTGGCCTGGTAGTGATGCCCCTGCAGTTTGCCTCCTCGACACTGGCGTCAATCGCGGCCATCCGTTGATCGAACCAGCTCTTGCGCCAGCTGACATGCATGCTGTCGCATCGGAATGGGGTATAGATGATCACAGTGATATCGGGCACGGATCGGGCATGGCCGGTCTTGCAATGCACGGAGATCTGACTGCCCGCCTCGGTGATTCATCGTGGCCCATGTTGAGGCATCGACTAGAGTCCGTGAAAATCCTCCCGCCTGACGGGTTCGATCCGAATGATCCCTTCTCCTATGGTGCCATAACCACGTCAGCAGCATCGCTTCCGGAAATCTCCGCTCCGGATCGCGTGCGGGTCTACTGCATGGCAATCACCAACGAGGATCGTTCCGGGGCCGAACCGACCGGCTGGAGTTCAGCCTTAGACCAGATCAGTTCCGGCACCGACGCAATCGACGAAGGTCCTGATCACATCCGCCGCCTGTTCGTTCAAGCGCTTGGGAACATCCGGGACAATTCGAGGGCGGAAGAGATCGCAGACGGCGATGCCTTCCCTGGCGAGGATCCAGCGCAGGCGTGGAACGCACTGACGGTAGGTGGCACTACCATCAAGTCGGAAATCGCGGAGAGAGGATACCGGGACTGGTCCGGCTGGGCGCGACCCGGAGAGCGCAGCCCCTACAGTCGAACAACAACACTTTGGCGGTCAAGCCAATCTCCCATTAAGCCTGAGATCGTCTTTGAAGCAGGCAACCGTGCTCTCAGTCGCTCTGGATCGGAGGCGGTCTCCGGTCTCCCGTCTCTTTCGTTGCTTACGACGTCGAAATCTGTTGGTGCCAACTCAGTCACGCCGTTCTGGGCCACAAGCGCAGCCACAGCACAGGCCGGTCGGATGGCTGCCCGCATCATGGCGGAGCATCCCGATTACTGGCCTGAAACAGTACGTGCTTTGATGGTCCATAGTGCGCGCTGGACCCCCCATATGCTTGGTGAGTTCAACGGCTCCGCGTCGAAGAGTGACCGAAAAAACCTCGCAAGAAAGTATGGCTACGGCGTGCCGGATTTGAAGCGCGCCTTGGCGTCGGCATCGAATGACCTCGCCCTCGTCGCTCAGAGGTACATTCAGCCATTCAGGATTGAAGATGGGAGTGTTCGGTTCAGCGACTCCCATGTTTATCGCCTGCCGTGGCCACGTGATGTTCTTGAAGGGCTCGGCGATCAAAGCGTGCGCCTGAAAGTCACTCTATCGTATTTCATCGAGCCTAACCCAAGCTTTGCCAGCGCGATCGACCCCGCTCGATATCAGTCGTTTGGCCTGCGCTTTGATTTGAAGCGCGCCAGGGAAACCGATGGGAACTTCCTTCGACGCGTCAACAAGGGTGATCGGGATGAGGACGATCCGCGCCCGGTGAATGAAGACAACGACGGCTGGTTCTTTGGACCGAAATCCATCTCCGCGGGATCGATCCACAGCGACACCTGGGAAGGCAGTGCGGTCGAGCTCGTCGAACGGGACCTAATCTACGTCTATCCGATATCAGGTTGGTGGCGAGAACGCCGCGCACTTGGTAGAGCGGCAAGCAAAACGCGGTATTCTTTGGTGGTCGGGATCGAAACGCCTGAGCTCGACATCGATCTTTTCACGCCTGTTTCGATCCAAGCCGCCGCGCTAGTGGCAGCAGGTACAAGCATCGAGGTCTAGCACTCGGTGGCTAGCCGCCGCGGCTGCCACTCGCAATGCCTGCCGCAGCCTGCGGCTGCACGCTTATCCGTGCTGCTGCGGCTTTTCTGGTGTCGTGTTGATGTGGCGTTGATGTAGACTGCAAACGACAAAAGCCGAGCGTTTAGCTCGGCTTTGAAGTCTTTGATAGTATTGGTATTTTTGGTTGCGGGGGCAGGATTTGAACCTGCGGCCTTCAGGTTATGAGCCTGACGAGCTACCGGGCTGCTCTACCCCGCGCCAATTGCATCGCGGATCTTTGCGGTGCGGTATTTCATCGTGTCAGAG